ACTGCTTGGAATTTGTTAGTTCCTGTTTCATCTGCAGCAACTACAGAGGATTTAAAGTTTCTTGATATTGGTTGAAACCCAAGGTCTAACATTAATAAACCTAATTGTGATGCTCTTTTTCTTTTAGATACTGCATTAATTGCTTGTTGATTTTGTTTAATAACAACATTGTTTTGTCTTTCAGCTAACTGTAAAGCTAAATCTGAATCGTGTTGTACACCAAGCATAGCTCCATACATAACAAGTTTTGCATCCATGTTTGGATACGCTCTTGATATGTTTGCAGCGTTTTGTGCTATTTCAGGCGTAACTGTATTTTTAAAAAAGTTTAATTCGTTTAGATTTGCTTTTGTATTATCAGCTAGATATGACTCTAACTCTGGTGGACCAAATAATATTTGTCTGTAGTCTGCCATTAAATACCAAAATAATCTTCTGGGTCTTTCCCTAATTGTGGTTGTGGCACAATATCTTCTGCTAATAGTTCATCAAATATTGGGTCGTTAGTTAAGTTTTTTGCTGTTATTAAAAAGTTTTGTAATGTGTTTGTAGGTATAACTCTTGGTCCATTACTACCAGGACCTACAGGTATACCTGCTGTGTTTGGTTCAAATTGTTTAGTTGTAGGTGCTGAAAGATTCATAGGTTGTGGGATTCTACCAACATTAGGTGGTCCACTTGTTAATGCAGCTTCTTGGTCAACTGGAGGTGCTGTATCTATTTGTGATTGTATAGCAGCAGTTTGTCCTGTTGGGTCGCCTTCCATTCTAGGAGGTGCAACTATGTCTGCATAAGCTCCTCCACCTGTCATGTCAGTTTCTTGTGTTAATGCACTTGGTTTTCTACCTCTAGGCATTATTATCTCCTTCTTCTACATTGAATCCTAATTTAATATTTATATAAACACCTGGTATTGGTGTTGGAGCTATGAAATGAGTTATAGGTATATCTTGTTCTGAGATTAAATCAGTAGTAATAATTGTATCTTCTATTTCTACTTCGTCCCAATCTTCACCATTGATAATGTCATAAAATTTCTGATTAATGATATTTTCTTCCATTATGCTCCTTCTGGTTGTGGTTGTGGTTGTTGTCCCAAAGCTCCTAATACTTGTTCTATACCGACTGGTGATTGACCTAAACCCATACCTTGTTCCTGTGGAACTCCTTGTTGTAATAACGCAAGTTCTTCTGGACTTGGTTCTTCACCCTGTGCTGTATAAAACTTATCTAAAATATCTTCCATTTGTGATGGATTCTTTCTTATTTCTATTGCTGCCATTGTAGCTTTATTGTCACCTTGTGCAGCTTGTGCCATTAAAGATTCGAACAAAACAGTTTCTGCTTTTTCAGCATGTATTCTCTGTTGTATCTTTGTAATGTTATCTAATCCATCCATGTTTTCTTGTAATGTCTGTGTATCAATGATGCCCTGTTGTTTTAATTGCAACCCTGTAATTATTTTTTGTGGCTCATCAAACCCTGCCATTACTCCATACACTCTTCTTGTTTCATACATTTCTGATATATCAGTACCAGGTATGTATGTTTCTTTAAAAGCTGTGCCATTGTGCATACCTGCTATTGGTTTACGCTTTGTACTAAACAATGCTTCGTCATATTCCAGACGCTTTGAGTCAAGTTGCTCAATGGCTTCTTTAAGTACAGTCTGATATTCTCTTACATGAAGAGATGCTGACTGACCTAATTCTTCTAATCCTCTACCAGTAACAAATGAGTTAGGTGATTGTCCATCATCAGATACTGGGTAAGCTGCACCAAGTCTGAGATGTCTTTCTAATCTATCTACTTGTTGAAATAATTGATATGGCAAATTGTTAACAGGTTTTGATACAGATGAGCCAGGTGTGAAATAGTTTACAGCACCTCTACCTTTTCTATACTTACCTGATTCTATTTCACCAACAATGTTGGTTTCTGTAAACACTGCATCTTCCATAGCGATAGTACCAAGAATGTTAATCTTCGCCATGTTTGCCATAAGTCCTGTAATGTGTTGGAACTGGCTTTGCATCTGGTCAAAAGAGTATCGTTTTGCTACCACAAAACAAGGTCCTGACTTTAGCATGTTAGGCATAAAGTCTATGATTTTGTTATTTTCTGGTAGGAATACATAAGTACCCTCGTCATTTCTAAACTCTACTACTACTTTGCCTTGTCCTGTTGAGTTAGCCCAACTGCTTTGGCGTTCTGTAGTTTCTACAAGTATAGAGTATGCACTTTCTTGTTCTTCTTTATTCTGCTCGTAAATATAAGGTTTAGCTTCAGGATATTGTTCTGCAAGTACAACATGAGGCACTCGTCTAATAATTGCTAACTCTGTTGGTTCTTGGTCATTACCAAAGTTACCTGGATAACAATTAAAGGAATCTTGTAATTCTGCGTATGGATATGGGTTACCATTTCTATCTCTTTTGTGCGTTATAGTCCATACAACAAAACCATAACCTGGCAACCATCTGGATGCTTGTGGTAATTGTTTATGTAATTTATTAAATTTATCGTATGAAGTAACAATGCGTTCTATTTTTTCAGATTTCTTTTTAGCTCTTTGTGAATCATTGTCATTTGTAATGTCTACTTTTAAATCTGGCGCTCTACCTAGTTTTTGTGCAAATCTTTCTAATGCAGTTAAAAATAAGTTAGGTGCAGGTAATTGGTTGTATTCAACATTCATCTTGTCACCAAGTAAGGCTTTTACCGCAGCTTCGCCACCATTCATAATGTCACGAATCCTGGACCTGTCTAACATTCCCTCTTGATTTATAGCTCGTAAGTAATCTACTTTTTGTGCTAATTGTTCGCTATTTAAAGGCATCTATCTCCAATTATCTATATCTATACTACTAGGTTCATACCCAGAAAAACTAGGATTATATTCATATCCTAATTCCGCAAATCTTTCTTTTTGCATACGCCTAATTGCTCTCATTGGAAACCAACTAGCCATAACAATATCTGTCTTAGTACCTACGCTTTTACTTTTGTTCCTTGCAGAACTAAAATATACTAACTGACTTGTATATAAGTTTACCTTCTCTTGCGCTTCAAAGCTAAGATATGGCAAAGAAATTTTTTGTTCCTGAAACATTGGTCGCATAGCTGTAACACCATACATAGGGTCAAATTTGTTTTTGTAAGTTTCGTGTCCCTCTAAGAATATTGCATGACCAGAAGCAAACTCTCGTATACTCTTGTCCTGTCGTATAGCTTTTTGGAAACCATTTTCTTCTATGACCCAATGCGATACACTGTACTTCATCCACCATTCTTTTATAATGTCTAATGCTTGTGGAATACCACCACCTAAACTGTTGTTCATATCTACCATGTGTAATTTATTTTCTGCAGCATCATAAGCCCATAAAAATGCAGCTTGATAACCTGTAGATGCAGGGTCTAATCCTGCTATAAGTCTTGTTCCTGGTGGTATGTGTCCAATATCTCTTTTCTGCTCACGACATTCTTCTATCTCTACTCTGTCAAACAAAGATAGTCCATCAGGCATAGCAACATTAAGATAAACCATTTCGTATATAGCACGACCACCTGTAGTTTCAGCACCACGCTTTCTGTCCATTAACCATTTGTAAGTTCTTTTACTTGACCANAACATACAGTCTTGATGCGTATCTTCTTCCCAGTCNGGTAANGTACATCCNGTGTCATGTGCNTCTTCAACAATAGTTTTCCAAGATTCGTTTTCTAAAAGATGTGAATACAAATCGTCATANTGTTGTCNTGAACCAATAACGACCATAGCGGTNTGTTCCTCTTTACGACTAGAGAGTGTTGTTGTCCACCAACTTCTTGTNTTTTCTCTNGATGCAGGTTGCATTGTAGAGGTGTGGTCCTCAATGTCATCAGCAATAATTATGTCACAGTCACGAGATAGAATTTTACCACCTCTACCAAGACCAACCATTGTCGGACTCTTAATACCTGTAACTGTTCTTGTACCTACAGTAAAACCACTTTGTGACCAGGACTTACCTGTTCTACTACTTGGTTTAAATTTTGGTCCAGGTCCACATATTTCTTCTATAAGTAATTCGTTACTTTCTAGTTGGTCGAGTACAGAACTTACTGCGTTTTTTGCAATCTCTTCGTTACCACCAACCCATAAAATACGAATGTTAGGTGAGGTACAAATTATCCATACAGCAAAGTGTATAAGCAAATCTGTTTTACCATGTCGAGGCGGTGACAATATCATTTGTTGTTCACCTTTTTCTATAGCTTCTAAAATAGAATTAATCCATTTAATGTGAAAGTCAGGAGTTTCGTATGGTTCTCCTCTTTCTGTTTGAAAATATCTATCTCTAAAATCTCTAAAGTCTTGTAATGATTTCTCTGCTACTTGTGGTAATTCCCAACCATCTTTAGCTACTTCATTTTCTAAATCTTCTATGTATGCGTTGTATGCCATAGATACTGCAGCAACAGATGTTTTAAGTATCTTTGCAACATCAGACATTGTGTTTTTACCTTTTAGTATCTCTTCACCTAAACCTGATTCAACAATATCGTTATAAACTTTACCTCTGCGTTGTTGTACATTTTTTTGGCTAGGTATAACTAACTGGTCCTCTTCTTGTGTCCACTCTACACCTTTAGCTTTAGCTCTTTTCTTTTGTTGTGTAATTCTGTTATAACAACGCTTAGAACAAAATTTTCTAGCTTTAGGAGGCAAAGGTCTATGACAACCTGCGGCGTAACAAAATTTATTATCTGACATAATTATCACATTCTTTATTCTTACACTTCATATCGTCCTTTGGTAGTAACACCTCTCCACATTTTGGACAAGGAACTTTAATCATTATTTACTTTTTTATTTTTTTAATCTTGCCATTTTCTGTACGAGCAAATTTATGGGTTTTTGTTTCTCTTATAAGAGTTCCATAATATCTTTTACCGCCATACATCCAACTT